CCTTACCAACACTGTCAATAGCGTGTCGTTTCAACCAGACTTTGTGTGGGTTAAAAAAAGAAGTGGGGCTACCAACCATTATTTGTGGGACAGCGTTCGTGGCGCTTTAAAAGAAATTTATTCAAATTTAACAAATGCAGAATCAACCAACACAATTGGTCTATCCGCATTTAACTCAAATGGCTTTACACTTAACAACGGTGATTCCGCATGGAACGCTAGTGGTTCAACCTATGTCGGCTGGCAATGGAAAGCTAGCGGCACATCATCATCCAACACATCTGGCTCAATTACATCAACTGTGAGCGTGAATGCTACTGCTGGATTTAGCGTGGTGACATTTACTTGTACGGGTGCAAATGCCACTGTAGGTCACGGTTTGGGCGTCGCTCCAAAAATGATAATTACCAAATTTAGAGGTAGCACAAATAGCTGGTGGACATACCACGCATCATTGGCTACTCCTGCTACTCAACAGTTGGCGTTAAACACAAGTTCGGCTGCAAATACAGATGTAACTTTTTGGAATAGCACAAATCCAACATCATCTGTTTTCAGTATTGGAACAGCTTTTACGCCAGCAACAACTATGGTCGCCTACTGCTGGGCAGAAGTAGCTGGCTATTCCAAATTTGGTAGCTATACAGGCAATGGAAGTGCAGATGGCCCATTTGTGTACCTTGGGTTTAGGCCAAGATGGGTGATGATAAAAAACACCACCAGCGGGGCTGGATATGACTGGGAAATTTATGACACAAGTCGTGGCGCATACAACTTAGACAACCAAGTTTTATATCCTGATTTAAGTAATGCCGAAGCAACACCAGCAGCGGCTGGATTAGACATTTTGTCAAATGGATTTAAAGTTCGTTTTGCAAACGGCAATAACAATCCTAATGGCGCAACTATGATTTACGCTGCTTTTGCCGAAAACCCATTCAAAATTTCTCTTGCGAGGTAACACATGTTTTTACTCAACGGCAACCCATTACCAATCGACACACCATTTGAGGCGGATGGTGTTCGTTACCCAGCCAACTGGTTGCGCCTGACAAGCATTGAAGAGAAAAATGCTATTGGTATCACAGAGGTAGCGGATGTAGCCGCCGCATACGACGACCGCTTCTACTGGAGCGCAGACAACCCAAAAGACTTGGATGGACTCAAGAAACAATGGACAGCGCAAGTCAAAGACACTGCGGGGAATTTGTTGGCTGCATCTGACTGGATGGTGATTCGCAAGATTGAGCGTAACGTCGACCTGCCATCATCTATTGCTGTTTACCGGATATCGGTGGTGACAGAGGCGAACAGATTGGAAACAGATATTAATGCCTGTGCTGATGTTCCGGCATTGGTTTCTGTTGTATCTACACAGGCTTGGCCGGAGGTGAGCAATGGCACTGACTAAAGTAGCCTCTTCAATGGTTGGTGACGGAAGTGGACAAGCGTTCAACCCGTCAGTGCCAATCTATGAAAACACCAAGGTGGTGGCTGTCAGCTACACCATTACATCGGGATCATGCGCTCACTCTGTTGGGCCAATCACACTGAATGCTGGTGTCACAGTAACCATTCCAGCGGGATCACGCTGGGTTGTTCTTTAAGGAATTGAAATGGCTGGATTTGTATTAGCAGGAGATACATCAGGACAGGTAACACTTTCCTCCCCTGCTGTTGCAGGAACTACTACGATCACCATGCCAGCAACAACTGGAACTATGGTTGTTCTTCCAACCACACCAAGTATGGTGAGACTAAATACTGATGCGGGATTTGGCTCTACAAATACTGGAATTCGTCGTTTTGCAAACACGGTCACCAATACGGGTTCTGATATTACTTATGCTGATAGCGCAACATTAGGAGCTTCTTTCACAATTAACACAGCAGGAATTTATGCAGTAACATTTTCAATTGGAACTTCATCAGCGGCGAATATTGGTTTATCGCTAAATAGCACTCAACTTAGTACTGCAATAAACCTTATAACTATTTCAGATCAATTGGTTAATGCAGTGACACCATCAGCTACTTGGTCAGCTTGTGTTTCTTGGACTGGTTATTTACCAGCCGCTTCAGTTGTTCGCCCTCATACTTCTACCTCAATAACTGCTAGTACTACTAATGGATTGCCAACATTCACCATCGTAAGGGTTGCTTAGTTATGTCAGTAATTGTCTTAACCTCCGAAACACTGATCGGTACGCCAGCGACAGGCAACATCGAATACAACGGGCAGTTCTTTGGCACTGACAGCAATGCGTCACGGGCGCAGATGCAGAGAATTACTCAGGGTACTGCTGTTGCATCAACTAGTGGAACTTCAATTGATTTCACAGGATTGCCAGCGTGGGTGAAGCGAATTACTGTGATGTTTAATGGTGTAAGTACAAGTAGCACAAGTCCATATCAAATACAGCTTGGGGCAGGTTCTATTGATACTGCTTCTTACATAACATCTTGCACTTCTATTCAAAGTGCAGCAGCTTCAAGTCAAAGCGGAACAACAGGTTTTTATATTACGACTTCAGCCAATATGGGCGCAGCATCTTCTCTTTATGGAAACATTGCATTTTCTTTGTTAGGTAGTAATACTTGGACGGGTACAGGGGCTTTTGGCAGAGAAACAGGCTCAAACACAATGTTTTTTTCCGCTGGTGTTAAAGCCCTATCAGGAACTCTTGATCGTGTCCGCATCACCACTGTAAACGGCACAGATACCTTTGACGCTGGTTCAATCAACATTTTGTACGAGGGCTAAACAATGGCAACAGTGATAGATGGTTCAGCTGGTATAACGACCAATGCAGGTGGGTCAGTTAACCCATCGACAAACATTGATGGCATCAACTACTCATGCCGTGCTTGGGTTAACTTTAATGGCACAGGTACTGTGGCTATTCGTGCAAGTGGAAATGTAAGCAGCATTACTGATAATAATGTTGGTGATTTTACAGTTAACTTTATAAACGCAATGCCAGATGTTAACTACACAACTATTGGTATGTGTTCTGATTTAACTTATGGTTCTGCTACATATCTTGAAGGAACAACTTATAGTACGACAGCAGTTCGGCTACTTACTCGTTCTGGCTATACCGCTACTCCTGCAACTGGTGACCCAACAATTGCTTGTATTTCTGTTTTCCGCTAAAAAGGACAATTATGAATTCAAGAATTATTTATCCAACAGACGATGGGGGTGTTGCAATCATCATTCCATCCCCTGAATGTGGTTTAACTATTGAGGAAATTGCCGCCAAGGATGTTCCTGTTGGCAAACCTTACAAAATTATGGATGTTGCTGATATTCCAACAGACCGCACATTTCGCAATGCATGGGAGTATTCAGCATGATTACGATCAACATTGACAAAGCCAAGACGATTGCCCATGACAGGCGCAGAGAGGCTCGATCTGCTGAATTTGCGCCACTGGACATTAAGGCAACTATTGCATCTGAGGCAACAGCGGCAGAGGCGGCAAGACAAGCCGTGCGTGATAAATATGCTGCCATGCAGACAGCAATCGACGCAGCCACAACAGTAGATGAAATAAAGGCGGTGATGCCATGATACACAGAATCGAACCCGTAGATAATCCCCCACAAGGAGAATAAGAATGGCTCAACAGAAATTTACCAACAATGCAGTAGCCACGCTATCTGCGTCTATCAACAGTACGGCTACTACGATTACGGTTGCTTCTGGACAGGGCGCTCTGTTCCCATCTCTGTCAACAGGTGATTATTTCTATGCCACCATCATTGACTCCAGCAACAACATTGAAATTGTCAAGGTCACGGCTAGATCAACAGATTCATTGACAGTTGTTCGTGCTCAAGAGAATACAACAGGCAGATCTTTTATTGGCGGAGACAACATCTCCTTGCGGGTTACAGCCGCCGGATTAAATAACTTTGCTGGTCAGGATAAGAACAATACGTTCTCTGGAACAAATACATTCTCTGGTGCAAATACATTCAGCAGTGATCTAACCATCTCTGGTGCAGCAACTGTATCTGGGTCGCTAGCTGTTCCAACTCAGACATTTGGCGATAACGATACCTCAGCCGCATCCACTGCGTTTGTACAAGCCGCAATAGCAGCAATGTACCCTGTTGGCTCTATATATACAAACGCAACCGTCAGTACAAATCCTGCGACTCTTCTGGGATTTGGCACGTGGACTGCCTTTGGAGCTGGCCGTGTCATGGTTGGTCTTGACGCAAGCAATGCTTTATTTGACACAGTTGGTGAAACTGGTGGTAGTGCAGATGCAATTGTTGTGAGCCACACTCACACAGCAACAGTTACAGACCCCGGGCATAGTCACTCTAATGGTGCAATTTATCCGTATAACGGCACAGGATCAAGAGCGGAACAAAATCAAGCTGGCGGCGTAGAAGATCAAACTTCATTTAATGTGAGTACGGGTTCAAGTACAACGGGCATCACTGTTGCAAACAGTACAACTGGTTCCATCGGAACAAATGCAAACTATCAGCCATACATTACTGTTTACATGTGGAAAAGGACTGCGTAATGGAAGATTTAGAAAGAAACTTTGCTGTGCATGAGGCAGTCTGCGCTCAAAGATACGACGCTATACAAAAGTCACTTGCTGATGGCGATAAGCGCATGACAAAGATTGAATATCTTTTGTATGCAGTAATTGTTGTGGTTTTGTTTGGGCCGGGCGTTGCTGCCGAATTTGTGAAGAAACTCTTAGGAGTCTGAAATTGATCCGATCTCCCTCCTCTTTGCTGCAAATGCTTGCGTTGCCGCCATCAAAGAGGGTTGCGAGTTATACAAACAAGCTAAGACATCTTTCATGGAGGTCAAGGCAACGGTTGAAGAAGCTATTGGAGTTGGAAAGGAAATATATGGCTTCTGGGGCAAACTGGCAAAAATGTTTGGCGGTGCGCCAAAGCCAGCCCCGGTCAAGCCTGTGGCGAAAAAGAAGGAGAAGTTTGTTGCTGTTGACGAAACCCAAGTCATGGTTGATGTCGTCAAACAACTTACTGAATTCTTCAAACTACAAGAACAACTAGCCGCACATATTAGGGAGGAGGAAGAAAAGAGCCGTAATATCTTTAACCCCGACCAGAATCAAATGGAGGCCGCACTCAAACGAGTGATGGCTATGGATCAGATGGCCGCCCTAGAGGTCACAATCAGAGAAACAATGGTTTATCAATCACCGCCAGAAATGGGGGCTTTGTATTCCAAGGTGTTTGAAATGCGAGATGTGATTGCTGCCGAACAGGAAGCAGCCAGATTAGCGCAAGAACAGCGGGAAAGAAGATTGAGATGGCAACGTCACCAAAGGGAGGCAAACCGAAACCTAAAGGCAGGAGCAACAATCCTAACCCTGATCCTTATCGCATACCTATGGACATGGTTCCTATGGCTCAGCCAGTGGAGGACGACGTAATGGGCGTAGTTGGATGGGTAGTAGCCGTTATTCTGGCGGCGCTCATGCTTCCAATACTTGCATTCTTGTATCTTGACATACTGGATGCAAAACATGAAGTGAAGAGACAGACAGAACAGATTGAAAAAATTCGACGACAGATAGAGAGGAGAGAACGTGACAAAAAGCCTGATACTTTTGCTGACAATCCTTTGTTTGACAGGGTGCGAAGACCGCTTTCGCTACCCATGCCAAGATCCAAAGAATTGGGAGACCCCTGAGTGCAAGCCCCCAATCTGCACTGCAACAGGAACATGCCCTGAACAACTCACAACCCCAGAGAAGGAGAAGAAGTAATGCCAACCGTCGTGATGAACAAATCAAGCCGCATGACTGCCGAGGAAATCGAAGTCAGAATCTGGGCAATCGTAATCTTTTCTTTGACAATGATCTTGCTTGGATCTGTCGCTATGTTTTTGTACAGCGTGTCATTTGTGACTCAGCCTATGTCCGGCATGGCTGCAATTGACAAGGTCTATACCCAGCAGATCAATACCATCATGGTATTTATTACTGGTGTGCTCGGCGGTGTTGCAGGCCGTTCTGCTGTCTCGGCCAGCGCCAAGGCGATTGCCAAGGCCGACGCTGATTCTGACAACGAGCCTCCCGCCCCATGAGCGTATTTAATCCATACGTCCTGCTTGGCATTGTTCTGTCTATTCTGTCGGCTTTTGGCGGCGGATACTTCAAAGGCAAGCATGACGAGACAGTTAGACAACAGTTGGAGATTGCCGCCCTCAATGCCCAAGCTCGGGCAAAAGAACAGGCGCTGATCTCCGCTGTTTCTACCCAAGCGTCCAAACTTCAGAAAGCCAACTACGATGCAAAACTTGCTGCAAAAGAGCGTGACAATGCTATTGCCTCTGGCAATCTCAAGTTGCGGGTTCCTGTCAAAACCCCCGTCTGCCCCGTACAAGCCGCCGGAGATACCCCCGCTCCCGCCGGAAATAGCGTTCAAGCAGGAGCCGAACTTGACCCAGCGACTGCTCAATCTCTTGTCGCCATCACAGACGACGGAGACAAAGCCATCAGGCAACTCAACGCCTGCATCGATGCCTACAACTCAATCTACCAAACCTTAAGGAGTAAATAATGCAACTCAGCCCCAACTTTTCCCTGCACGAATTGACCAAGTCAGAGACAGCTTTGCGCCTTGGTTTGGACAACACACCGGACGATGATGCTGTTGAGAACTTGCGTGTACTGTGTGAAAAAGTATTACAGCCTGTGCGTGACCACTACGGCAAAGGCGTGAAGGTGAACTCAGCCTATCGCAGTCCTGAGTCAAATGCAGCGGTGGGTGGGTCGAAGACCTCAGACCATTGCAAGGGCCAAGCGGCCGATATTGAGATTCCGGGCGTAGCAAATGCTGACTTAGCGCAGTGGATCATGGATAATCTGGAATATACACAGTTGATTCTTGAGTTCTACACACCGGGAATTCCTGATAGCGGCTGGGTACATGTCAGTTACGATCCGAACAACTTGAAGAAGCAGGAATTAACTGCCACCAAAGTTGCTGGGAAGACGACCTACTTGAACGGATTGGTTGCTTAAATGGCTGGACTGAAGTTATCTGCTTTTGCTGGTATAGCCCCGAGGGTTGGCGTAGCTTTATTGAAAGACAATGAAGCTGAGACAGCAATCAACACCAAGCTATATAGTGGAGAACTTCGGGCATGGAACAAGCCAAACGAAGTTGCTGGGGCTAACAACATCGTGGCGAATGCCATGTCAATCTATAAGCACAAAGACACATCCGGCGGAGATTTGTGGCTTTCATGGACAACAGATGTAAATGTTGTTCCGAGTCCAATCTTTGACACTGGTGAGAACCCAATCTATTACACGGGTTCTGGCACACCTAAAAAAACAAACTCAACACTGTCTCAAACAGGTGGATCTCCATACCCCGGAGACTATTATGAGATGGGTGTGCCTGCGCCAACATCTGCCCCAAGCGTATCCGCTGCTGGAGGTTCTGGCACAGCAGAGAGTCGTGTCTATCTGTTCACATATGTCTCTCTCTTTGGAACAATTGAAGAAGAGTCTGCTCCATCTCCTGCATCATCTGTCATATCTGTTCTCCCGGGCGGCACTGTCACCGTATCTGGATTGGGAACAACAGCACCTGCTGGCGACTACAACATAACAACAAAAAGAATCTATCGTGCAGTATCCGGAACAACCAGCACCATTTATTTAAAAGTGGCTGATGTCACTATCAGCACAGCATCATACTCAGACACTAAGACAGCCGCTCAGTTGGGTGGTGCGTTGGAGTCATCGAACTACAACCCTCCTCCATCTGACTTGCAAGGCATTGCTTCAATGGCGAACGGCATCTTGGTTGGATTTAGGGAAAACGAGATTTATTTTTCAGAACCGTATGTTCCACATGCTTGGCCTGCCGAATACTCACTGACTGTTGAATATCCAATTGTTGGCATTGGCTGCTTTGGAGAATCTGTTGTTGTTGCTACGCAGGGCAACCCATTTGTCATCAGTGGATCAACACCGCAGTCAATGTCTCAAGCAAAGATCCCATTGTTTGAGCCTTGTATTTCTAAAAGATCAATTGTCTCTGACGACACTGGTGTTATGTACGCATCACCAAATGGTATTGTGAAGATTGCTCAGGGCTTTGCAGGCGTAGCAACAAACGGATTGTTTACTCGTGATGAATGGCAGCGTAAAAAACCAGCGACCATGCTTGGTGCTATCTTAGATGGGGCATACTATTTATTTTGGGAGGATGTCACAAATGACATCCAACGATGCTTAATCTTGGACAGAAATGAAGTTGCCTCCGCACTGACAGAGACATCTGTATACACAAAAGCCTCTTTTGTAGACCCAACATCAGCTCAGTTGTATTTTTCTATAAACGACGAAGTTAATGAGTGGGAAGGAAACTCAAACAGTTATCTATCTTACGAGTGGCTATCAAAGCTGTTTATTCTTCCTAGACCTGTAAACTTTTCTGCCTTGCAGGTAGAGGCAAACTTTGAAGACGTTGATCTTGCCAATGCTTTGATTGCAGAGAATGCCTCAATAATTGCAGCAAATCAAGCATTGTTTTCATCTGGCGCTAATTTAATGGCCGCATTAAATGCCCACGTTGTTAACGGCATGTATGTTAATGGTTCATTGATGGCAGAAACTCCTGATGAGGTTTCCAGTAGATTCATACAAATATCTGTTTATTGCAATGGAACATTGGTTACTACAAGACAGATCTCAAATAGAGGCACATACAGACTTCCGTCTGGCTTCAAGGGTGATCGTTGGCAATTTAAAGTAACTGGCAACGTGCCAATTAAATCAATCAAATTTGCCGAGACTGCAAAGGAGCTTGCTGAGTTATGAGAAAGCCAGCCATTCCTAGCTTGCTGCCAATTAAAGATGCTTCGCTTGCTGCCGTTTTATCTCCAATAAAAGAAAACATTGAGATCATAAACGGCAGTCGTGAAGGATTGTTGACTACATTACCAACAGATGCAACTCTTGCTCAAACAGTCTCTAAGATAAATGAGATTATTCTTAGATTGAACTTTCATGAATGACATAGAGTTCTTAAAGTTTGCTATGCGTGACGACATGGATGCCGTTGGTCTAATAATGTCAGTCGTAAAAATAGCAGACGTATGGGACAACTTGATTGATAAAGACAAGTCTGTTACCGATGAGGAAATCAATCAAGTATTTTGGATGATGCTTATTGAGATACCAAGAAACCCAGCGTTTCGTAGGTATCAGTTGGACATTACCACTGTAATGAGTACCGGAATAATCAATTGGCACGTAGCCAATAGGCTACAAGGTGGCGATGACCATGCAAAACAAATTGCACATGTAATTCGCTATTCAATAGCAGACTTGGCTTTGTATCTGGCATCAGCCATCGGTGGCACTGATTGGGCTGTTGAAGTAGGCCCAGAGCTTCGACTACGCTCACAAAAAGATAAGTTGGAAAACTTTATGAAGGAAATGAAATGAGATTTAAAACCAAAAAACAGATTGCTCAAGACAAACTTGACTTCCTTATAGAGCAAGGTGGCACATGTGCATCATTGGTTTGTCATTTAGATCTTGGTGGAAGCGATGCTCCAGACCCTAATCCCGGACAAATTGCTGCTGCTGAATCAGCAACTGAAGTTGGAAAGATGCAGAAAGAAACTGCAATGGAGTATCTGAACTTTTCCAAACAGCAATATGCAGATTTCAAAGATGACCTGAAAGAGATTGCTCAGGTTCAAAAAAAGATCATGGAGGATACTGCCGCTCGTGGTGAAGAATATGCAACTTATGAGCGTGAGACATTTCGACCACTGGAAAAGCGTCTTGTCTCTGAAGCCGAGGCTTATGCTACTCCTGCCAAACAAGAAGAGTTGGCATCTCAGGGTATGGCTGATGTAGCTCAGGCTTATCAAATGCAACGTCAGCAGGCTTTGGACACGATGGCAAAGTACGGCATCAATCCGAACTCGGCAAGGTTTGCGGCCATCAATGCTCAGCTTGGTCAAGGCGAAGCCGCTGCCCGTGCAGGCGTGGCTACAAAGTCAAGGATTGCCGCAGAGGAGATGGGTCGTGCCCGTCTTTATGACGCTGCCGCCCTTGGCCGCAACCTAGCTTCAAATGCCACTTCTGCCGCAGGAACAGCAGTAGCTGCTGGTACATCAGCGGGTGGATCTTTCCAAGCACCGGCTGAGTACATGAGCAAATCTTATGGACAGACAGGACAGATGTTGGGTGGTGCTGCATCTTCATACGGAACAGCAGGAAACATTTACGGCCAAGAGTTCAATGCACGCATGGGTGCTTACGAAGCCCAACAGCAATCAAAGGCCGGTATGTTTGGCGCTCTTGGTACTGCCGCAGGTATGTACTTTGCTGGCCCTGCCGGAGGTATGTTTGGTAGAGCCGCCGCAGGCTCTATGGCAAGAGCAGATGGCGGCAGCATCAAGCGCCTTGGCCGTGGCGGAAAGGTATCTGGCCCCGGTGGGCCTGTTGACGACAAGATACCTGCCATGCTGTCCGATGGTGAGTATGTCTTGCCAGCCGACACAGTCAAAGCTATCGGGGTGAAGAAGCTCGACAAGCTGGTTAAGAAAACACACACGCCTGCCGCAACTCAGCGCCGTCGGGCACTTAACAAAGGGAGCGCATGATGGCAACAGGATTAGGAAGTTTTGTTGAGGGCGCTGTCAAAGGCTACTCGACAGTCAAAGAGATGGAGCGCAGAGAGGCTCTCCAAAAGCGAGAGGACGAACGCTTTGCAATGGAGCAAGAGCGTTTTGCTATGGAGAAACAAAGAGCAGAGCGTGAACTGGAACAACAGCGAGTAGCTGATGAGGCCAAGAAAGAGGCTCTTGCCGTAATGGAAGATGCAAAGTATGGGCGTGGTGCGTTTTCAAAACTGGCAGATCCAATAAAGGCTCAACAAGTCCAACAGGCAACTCAATCTGTCCAACAGAAATCAGACATGAGTTATGACCGAGCAGAGGCTCGAAGACTTGGACGACCTATCGATGAGACCCAGACAGCTTCGGTTACTCCGCAAGAAGCAAGTATCTTCAAGCAGGGAGGCGAAGGCTTGTACGCAGACCAACGTGCCGCTGATAATCTGAAGTATCAGTTGATTGGCGATGCAATGAAGAAGTCGCTGATTAACAAAGGTGAGTTTGGTCAAGCCATGTTGGTTGACAGAGACATTAAAAAGATGGAAGAAGAAGGCTACGAGCTTCAGCGCAAGAAGGCTGCGGCTCTTGTTATGGCTGGCGCTTCTCCTGAGCAGGTAGTCCCTGCGCTTCAAAAGGTCTATGGGTTTATTGATGACGGCAAATCTATTGATCCAAAAAGAACTACGTTTGATGCAAAGACAAACACATATAACATCGCTGTTGTTGACGACAAGACTGGTGCTGTTGAGACACGACCAATGAATCAACAATCTATGCTGTCTGCATTGAACCAACTCAACCCCGCTCAAGTTTTGGAACTGAACATCAACTCAACAAGACGTGCTGAAGACTTGGCGATTGCCGAAGCTCGTCGTGCAGAAGATGTCAAACTTAAAAAGCGTGAGCTTGACATTAAAGAAAAAGAAGCCGGTGCTACGCTGGCATTCAGAAGCGCACAGATGACTGCTTTGCAAGATCAAGTCAAAGGCGCAGATGCAAAAGCCAAGGCTGAGACCATTGATAAGAGCTTTCCTTATGCAGACAAAATGTTCAAGCCAGAGGACTTGCTTGGCAAGACAGATGCTGAGAAGCAGCGCCTGCAAGAAATGGTTGCAGCAGACACAAGGTCAAGAAACTATGCTGTCGGCTTGGCTTCTTTGAATCCAAAGATCGATCCAAGGATTATCATTGGAGCGGCAAAAGCTGCGTCAACGACATACCCAAATGTTTTGAAAGACAAGTCCGGTCGCAGCTACTTCAGCTATGGCGGAAGTCAAATCTACATAGATTAAGAGGCAACAATGGCAACAGGTCTGTCTTTACTTGGGTTGGATGACAAAGAAGAAAACCCTCTTTTTCTATCCAAAGAAGAGGCGTTGTCCACCGAGGTTCTTCCAAGGTCGAGAGGCTTTGAGCCTGCACCAAGAACAGCCCTGACTGTTCCGACCGCATCTGCTGCTCCAGTCCCTGCGGCTGAAGGAAGAATGTCACTGGCAAGCATCCTTGATGCAAAGCTAAGTGCGCCAGTGCCTCAGACCACTGCTGATGTGGCGGCTCCTACCGGAGGAGAGAAAAGACAAAGCCTCTCTAGCATTCTTGACTCTAAGTTCGGGATGACTGTCCCATCGACAGAGCCTGTCCCCGCTGTAAAGCCTGTTGATGAGGCTGGCGACACAACACGTGGCTTTACTACTGCACTGGAACAAACGCCTGCTCTGGCCTATGGCGCTCTTGGTCTGGCCGGGGCCGCAGGAGAAAAGGCTTTCGGAGAGGGCGGCTCGATGTCTGCTCTCAAGAAGTTCGGCCTGAGTGAGTACCAGACCAGAATGAAAGAGATTGGCGCAAAAGCCAAAGACACAGATGATGTGACCAATGCTTGGGCAAAAGCAAAGCAAGGTGATCTTGGTGCGCTGGTCGACTGGGCACAGTACGGGGTAGGCTACCTCGGGGGGAACATTGTTGAAACTGTTGCCACATCTGCTCTTGGCGGTATGGTTGGCGGTATGGCTGCTGGCCCTGCTGCCCCTGCTGGTGCTGTTGCTGGTGCTGCCGCTGGCGCAGTTGGCAAAGAAGCTGTCAAGGGCATAGCCAAGAACCTCATCGAGGGCATGGTTGCCAAGGAAGCAGCTCGCTTAGCAGAGAAGGCTGGTGTTGAGACAGCGACAGATGTAATGCTGAAGGAAGCCACAAAGAATGTGGCAAAGAATATCGGTGCTGGCACTGCGCTGGCTGGCTCAAGCCTCATCAAAGAGACGGGCGGTATCTACGGAGAAGCAGAAGAGCAGGCGGCCAAAGAAGGACGTCAGTTGTCTGGCGGAGACTTAGCTCGCATCTTTGGCTCTGGCGTTGTGGCTGGCCTGTCTGAGTTTGCAACAGACAAACTGGGTCTTGATGTTGCTGCTGGAAAGATCAGTATCCCGGGCGGCGGCAGGACTGGCCGGGCACTGATTGGTGGCGCAGCCGGTGTCGGACTGGAAGGCGGAACAGAACTGTTCCAGACGGCTGTCGAGCGTTTCGGCGCAGGCAAATCTCTGACTGGCGAAGATGCCATGAACGAGTACATCAATGCGTTTGCATTGGGTGGATTGGGCGGCGGCACAGTAGGCACGGTGGTCGGCGCATTCCGTGAAGGCAAGACATCTGCTGACAGAGTACGACAGATTCTGGATCAAGCCAAGGCTGACATGACTTCTGACGATGGCCGTCAGGAGTTGTTTGATGCAATGTCCAACGACGAAAAGATTGGCCCGATCCTACAGGCCAACAACATTGAGTCTGGTGACGACCCAAGATTTCAAGATGTCATCATCAAGGCACTGGCGACACAGCGCATGCTGGTTGATTTAGAGGCTCCAACTCCTGAAGTCAGAGCTGAAACCAGAAAGCAGCGTGAGGCAGACATCCTTGCCGCATTTGGTGAGACAGCGTCTACGGCGGTGGGCGGAGACACTGGCGCAATCGAGCCTGTTATCCAGCGAGCCAGCGTCACACCCAACTTGGAAACACGTACCTTAGAGGGTGTTGCTCAGCCCGTTATCCTGCCAGAAACAACAGGCGGTCAGGCGGGTACGGTAGCTCTTTCTCCCGAGGACTTGGTTGCCAGACAAGAAGGCTTCGAGCCTTTGGTCGGAATCAAAACAGAGGCAGGCCCAGTCGGGAACAGATTCCCGTCTATTCAAGCTGCCGAGACATTTTTGCTTGGCCCTGTGGATAAGAAGACGGGTAAGCGCAATGGTGGTTACGCACAGACCGTCCTTGCTGGGCAAGGTCTTGAGGCTCGCATTCGTCAGGGTAAACGCTCCAAAGCCGAAGGCGGCGGCACGTTCTTCTTTGTCGAGACTCGCAAGAAACCAGCAGAGGTTGTGCCAGCCGCTGTCCCAGAAGTCACTGCTGCTGCGCCAGCCGCACCAGTCGTAACACCAGCCGCACCCGCAGCACCAGCGGGAAAGCAAACCAAACCCAAGAAGGGCAAAGCCGCAGTTCCTACTGCGCCAATCGAGCAAGTTCAACCAACACAAGGAGAAGCAAATGCCACTCAAACAGGGCAAGTCACAGAAGGTGGTCAGCCAAAACGTGAAGACACTGGTGGAGGACTACAAACGGTCGGGGAAAATCGGAACATCCCACCCCAAGAACAAACAGGCGGCGGTGAAACAGGCGGTGGCAATCAGCCTGTCGAAGGCGGGGCGCAGCCGCAAGAAGTAGCACCGGCAAAGCCAGCAGTTGACCCTGCACTACAGGCTCGTGTTAAGGAGCGCATTAATAAGGCGTATGAAGAAAGCGGCCTTGACCTAGAGGATGTCGTCAAGCTGAACAAGATGGTTGATGACGGCGACTTGGCTGGAGCAGTCTCTCAGATGAAGAAAACTGTTGAAGACAATCTTGGCGCTGGCACTGGCACTAGATTCAGCATGGGCAAAGAGCAACAGACGACTACCACCAAAAGGGACTTTAGTTATGCCAAGCTCAAAACAGTTGAAGATCTCAACAATGAAGTCAGATCCTATCTTAAAAGACAAGGGAGCACAGCAACCTTCACAGCGAAAAGAGTTCCTCTGGGCGATATTGTTGGAAAGGTTCCCGGCATCTCTGCCGTCCAACGAGTTGCCGCTCTGTTCGGAAAAAAGCCTGTCTATTTTGCAGTGGAGGCGGGAGGTATCAATGACTTCGATGGGGCAGTCCTCATGGGGTCGGACACCATCTTCATCAACGTAAACAGCAGCCGTCCACACATTCGCATCTTTGGTCATGAGCTTGTCCATTCGCTCCGTGCGTCCAACAACTCAACCTACAGAAGGCTGGTTAACTCGCTGACACCTCTGCTCGATCAGGCTGGGATGCTTGACTATGCAATGGTCATGAGTAAAGAGGGAGTAAAAGATCCTGCCATCATCTTGGAAGAAGCCATCGGAGATATTGTTGGCGACAGATTCGGTGAGTCTGCTTTCTGGCAAATGCTTGCTGATGACAATCCAACCATGTTCCAACAGGTTGCTCGCATTGTCATGGACTTCATTGACAACGCTCTTGCGAAGTTGCGTGGAGATCAGAGCCTTGGGTCAAAGAATTTGGTGACAGATTTGAATGCTGCACGTCGTGTGATTGCTGACGTACTTGGCAATATTCAGCCACCAACACAAGAAGTTGTCGCACAACCAGAGGCAGGCATCCAGTTCAGCACAAAGAAAGAGCCTGCTGAGACCTTCTACTCTGCAATGGAGCGTGGATTTGAATCTGTCAAACAGTCATCTATGCCTGCACAGCAGTGGAAGGCATGGCTCAATTCAAACAAGTCCAAGCTCGGCATCAAGAATGCTGAGATCGAGTGGACTGGTATTGAGGAGTGGCTTGATCTGCAAGAAGGAAAAGTCGAGAAGCAAGACATTCTGAACTGGATTGCCGGTAACAGAGTCAAACTCAACGACATCATTCTTAATGCCAAGAGTGGTCTGACAGATGACCAGATGTATGACTATGTTGCTGCTATGGGAGAAGACCCGGACAGCATGACAAGAGACGACATGGTTAATGCCATTGTCGAACACTACGGATGGAGACGCAGCCGAGTCGAAGGAACAAAACACCGTCAATACACTGAGCCGGGCGGCGATGACTCAACCTACACAGAGATTGTTCTTGTAGATCCAACTGCAATGCCATACAAGATCAATGACAAAATTCATTTTGGTGTTGAGTCAAAAGGTCAGGCCATTGGTTGGATTCGATCTATTGTTAGGAAAGACGTAGATGGAAATGATGTTCTGTTCTTGGAGGAGATCCAAAGTCAGCGAGGTCAAGAGGGCAGAGATGTCGGATTCATTACAGAGGCAGAAGCAAAAGAGTATGAGAACTTATCTGCAAGAACACTTAAAGAGTTGCTACCCGCCGCTGATGCAGATCGTTATGCCGAGTTAAAGAAGAAGGCGGACATGGTTCCGTCTGCGCCATTTGTAGAAGACACGAAGGCATGGACTAGCCTTCTGTTAAAAAGAGCGATTGCCTTTGCACAGACTCAAGGAATCAACAGAATTGCTTGGACAACTGGAGAGCAGCAGGTAGAACGCTACAAGCTATCGAAAAGCATTGATGAATTGCTTATCACAAAAAATGAGAACGGCACATTCAATGTTCTGGCTAAGAAGAATAATTCAGAGGTAATCAACCAGTCCTCTCTCACAGAAAAAGAATTAACCAAGGCTGTAGGCAAAGGCTTGTCTACAAAAGCAATGGATTCTGGCGAGGAGTTGCGCTTGGTTGGCGAGGAAATGGATATTGGTGGTGAGGGCGTAAGCTACTACTACAACACCACCGTCCCATCCGTTGCCAAGACTATTGTCGGCAAAGATGCCGTCAGCGTAATGGATTTGGAGGATACTGGTGAGCAGCTTGGCTTTGTCATCCCAGAGAATCTGCAAGAGCAGGTCGCCACTGATGGCTTCCCAATGTTCAGTCGTCGTCGTTATGAGGAACAGTTCTCTGACCTTGATGACAAAACAAAAGATGCTGCCTTACGTAAAGGGTACTACACACCCCCAACAATCAAGGAGCGTCTCGATCATTTGAAGCCACGCTTTTGGGATCGCATTGTCCAAGGGACATTCGACAAGTTCCGTGCGGTGCGAGGCATCAGCGAGAAGGCATACATGATGTTGCGCTTGTCCGCTGGTTCACAGGATGGCGCTGTGTCTACGCTACTGCACTATGGTCAGGTGTTTGATGACGATGGCGCATTGAATGTGAAGAAGGGAACGAAGGGTTTACTCGATGTTCTCAAGCCAGTTGGCGGAGAGGTTGATCGCTTCCTGCTTTGGATTGCGGCCAACCGTGCAGCCAATCTGTCGAAGGATGAGCGTGAGCGTTTCTTCAAACCAGAAGACATTCGCATGCTACAGAAGTTGAACATGGGAACCATGAAGGACGGCAGCTCACGGATCGGCGTGTATGCTGAAGCCCTGAAGAACATGAATGAGTTGAACAGATCTGTCCTCGATGTCGCAAGATCAACAGGACTTATCGATGCCGACGCATACAAACGATTCTCTGCTGACATCTGGTATGTCCCGTTCTATCGTCAGATGGAAGACGATGGCAGTTTGTCTGCTGCTCAAACATCTTCCGGCGCTGTCGGCCAGTATCTCTCCAAGAAATTGAAGGGTAGCGACCGACCGTTGAATGACCTGATGGAGAACGTCCTGATGAACTGGACGCATATCCTGTCTGCCTCAATGAAGAACAAGGCTGCTGTCGAAACACTGAAAGCCGCATCAGACATGGGCGACATCGTCACCAAACTTCCTGCTCAGATGAAGGGCGCAGTGAAGGTGATGGAGAACGGCAAAGAAACCTACTACCAGATCGACGATGAATTCCTGATGAACTCACTGACCGCAGTAGCTCAGGCTCCAAGCTATGGATTCTGGATGGACACTGCTCGTGGGTTCAAGACTACGCTAACAAGATTCATCTCCTTGTCTCCAACCTTCAAGATCAACAACTTGATCCGAGACTCAATCCAGTCTATCGGCCTGTCTGAACTCAGCAGAAACCCAATGGGTAACGTGTTGCAGGGATGGAGAGCGTACAAGGATGACCGAGCAGAGGCATTGGCCGGTGGCGGCTTGTTCGCTATGGGTAACGCATTCGATGGAGACCAGTCCGCAGCCGTGAAGCGCCTACTCAAGACAGGAGTTAACAAGGCCGACATCCTAGACACCAAAGAAAAGGCGGCGGCATTCTTCGCATCTGTTCAGGATAAGTACGATGAGTTAAGTGACGCATCTGAGAATGCCAACCGTCTTGCTTTGTACCAGCAACTCCGAGCAAAGGGAGCATCCCATCTTGAGGCATCCTATGCCGCCAGAGATTTGCAGGACTTCAGCTTGCAAGGAAGCTATTCGGCTATTCGGTATGCGGCTCAGGTTCTCCCTTACTTTAATGCTCGCTTACAGGGTATGTACAAGTTGGGAAGAGATGGTCTCGACCCAACCATGCAGGTTCTGACTGGCAAGGCTTCAGACACTGAGAGACAGAAGGCGGCAAAGTTTGCCACCGTCACTGGAGCAGTCGTGGCTGCGGCCATGATTTTGTATCTGTCGCAGAAGGACGATGAGGATTGGAAGAAGCGCGAAGACTGGGATCGTGATGCCTTCTTCTGGTTCAAGCTCCCCGGAACAGATAAGGCTGTACGCATTCCGAAGCCATTCGAGATGGGTGCGATAGCAACTCTATTTGAGCGTGTGACAGAACAGATGGTCGATTCTCAGGTTGAGGGTAAGGTTTTTGGAAAGAGATTGCTGCACGTCTTGTCAGACAACTTCGCCATCAACCCAATACCTCAAGCTGTGCGCCCCATCTACGACATTGCTCGCAACAAGGACGGCTTCACTGATCGGCCAATCGAGTCTATGGGCATGGAGCGGGTCTCTGTCGAGAACAGAGTCAGCCCCGGAACGTCGGGTGCTGCCGTTGCAATCGGCACGATCAACAGCATGTTTGCTGAGTTTGCATCCAAGGTAACGGGCGGCGCAATCAACTCACAATCTGTCCAGTTGTCACCGATCCAGTACGACTACATGATTAAGGGATACCTTGGCTGGGTCGGCACAGGAATCCAGACAGCGTCGAATGTGATGGCAACCCCATTCAAAGATGGAGCATCATCCAGATACGAGCGCATCGATGACTACTTGGTTGTCGGCAACTTCGTGAAGACCGTACCACAATCACAGTCTCGCTACGTCACATCGTTTTATGAGAACGCCAAAGACATAGCGACGGCATCAGCAGATGTCAGCCACTTCCTAAATGCTGGGCAGTTTGAGAAGGCCAATGAAATCTACTTAGCGAAAGCCGATAAGCTGGCGCTGGCTAAGCTGTACAACAAGGGCACGAACATGATGTCATCTATCAGCAATCAGATCAAAATGGTTGAAGACGACAAGGTGATGACTGGCGCACAGAAGAGACTGGAGATTGAGCGGCTTCAGCAGATACGCATACAGATAGCGAAGGACGTTGAAGACGTTCGCATCTCCTCCAAGAAAAAATGAAAGAGTGCAGTAAGTCTATGCTTCGCAGGGTTCGTGATCCGAACTTTGCGAGGCGCTACTTTGTTGGCGACGGCATAGACATTGGCGGCAAGCCCGATCCCATCTCAGCGCACAGAGATATGTTCAGTGGCATGGGTAAGGTGAGGGTGTGGGATTGGGATGATGGTGATGCTCAGCACATGTCTGGACTCGCAGCCGAGTCTTTAGACTTTGTCCACAGCAGCCATTGCCTTGAGCATCTGGTCAACCCACGTCAGGGATTGAAGACTTGGTTCAATCTGTTGAAGCCAAGCGGCCACCTGATTGTGACCGTACCTGATGAGGACTTGTATGAACAGGGCGTATTCCCAAGCACGTACAACTCAGATCATAAGTGGACGTTCACCACGCACAAGAAATACTCTTGGTCAGACCAGTCCATTAACGTGACAGATTTGGTTGTTGGGCTGGGTGAGTTGGCTGAGATAATCAAGATTGAACTGATTACAGAAAACTATCAGTACGGTGCGAACAGAATAGATCAGACACTGTTTCCCGGGACAGAGTGTGCGATTGAGTTTGTTGTTCGCAAGAGGACAGTTCAGGAATTGGCCGACAGAGGAAGATGGAGGAGACCGTCATGACAACATACACAAAGCCGGGCTTGAGAGAGCGCATCAAAAATCAGGTGATGGCTGGCAGTAAGGGTGGAGATCCGGGCGAGTGGTCTGCTCGCAAAGCTCAGTTGGTGGCGCAGAAGTACAAGGCTGCCGGTGGCGGATACTCTGGCGGCAAGACAGGAGAACAGAAGTCTCTGTCCAAATGGACGAAGGAAGACTGGAAGACATCTGACGGCAAGCCATCGGAAGGCAAGAAGAGATACCTACCGGCAAAGGCGTGGGACAGCTTGTCGCCCAGTGAGAAGGCCGCAACAAACAAGGCCAAGTCACAGGGCAACAAACAAGGGAAGCAATTCGTATCTCAGCCTAAGAAGATTGCTCAGAAGACGAAGGAGTTTCGCCGCTGACAGGAACATTCCGGTGGCGGTCAATCCACTCCGTTATGTCCTCACGGTAAGACTTCCATCTTCCGTTCTCATCAAACCGAAATGCGGGGATCTTCCCTGACACACACCATTGTCTGGCTGTTTCTGCCGTGACTCCAAGCATCTTGGCAATTTCACCAGCACCAATGATTTCTTTCATACGTCTAACTCTCCTTGCTCGCCATCGGTTGCGTTCTCTACAACAATCTGTCGGCTCAGTGCGTCAACCAGTTCGTCTTGGCTTGCGACCTTGACGTTGATGATTGATCGGGCAACATGACCCAGTGCCTGTGAACGATGTGATGCACGAATCAAACGGATAGTCTGGCCGTGTCCTACGATATAGATGCGCTGTTGTTTCATTGCTCTCTCCTTAAATTTTGTTTTCGTCTATTCGGTGATCGCCGCACCAATCGTTTACAAAGACCACCGGATAACCCCCTATCGTAGGGGCATGGCGACGGCATCTACCTAAGTGATAAACAGGGTCGAGTTCGCCGACAGTCCCTTGCTTGACGATCTGTTTGGGAACAAACCAAATACAAGTCTTGCAGCGCATACCTTGTGACCGGTGAACCCACGGATCTTGATCGCTCATTGCTTCCTCACTTTCTTTGTCTCTCTGTATTCCCACATCCCAGCAAACGCTGGGAACATGAGGTCGAACAGTCGTGCTAAGTACGGACTGTGGTTGTTGTTGATCTTCCACTCACTACCTTGTTCTTGTACGACTGAGTGGTGTCTCAACACATGAATGATTGTTCGGGCAGAGTAGTGTTTAAACCCTTTGTTCCGAACCTTCATTGCTTCTCCGACGAATGCGTCCCATACGTGGAGATTATTGGGGAGCCACTCTGTGAATTCTTCACAGAATAACTCCTCATTCTTTTTCATAACCTCAACAATTGGGTGCATGGTCAGAAAGGGATGTCGTCGCCCAAGTCACCAAAGTCATGCTTCAGCTCTGGCTCTTTCTTTTCTACGACGGGCGGCTTGCGTGGTGTATTCCCGCCGAGAAGCTCAATCTCCCCGACAGATCCAGACACCTTGATGCTGGTGCTGCCATCCTTTTTCTTGAACTCTTCTGTATGAGGATCGTTGATAACGGCGTATACCATCTGTCCCTTCACCAAGTATTCAGACAGGGACGAGGCTCGCTTCCCCCATAGACTCGCATCAATCCATTGCGTTGGCCGAGTGCCGTCTTCGCCCTTGCGCCCGTAGCTGTAGGCCAAGGACAGATTGCATACTGCTTCGCCATTTGGAGTTGTCCTGACTTCAGCGTCACGGCCAATACGAAAAACACCTGATAGATTTGCCATTGTTAATCCTTCAATTTATAAAGAGTTGTTGCGGTTAATTCGAGCTTTGGTGGTTGGGATTTCTTTTCTCTTGGTGGCTCGACTTGGGCTACCACCCAACACCAAAAGTCAGCCAGCCGCAGATGCAGCCAGTCCCAATACTCCTTCGATCTGTCAATCCTTGTGACAGCCATAACGTCGGGTGTCCAGACTACGAATTCGCAGTAGTCTTTTTGCGTGATTTCCATAAGCCCCTGCATTTGCGCCATGTAATAGGGCGGGATTTCTGGGTAGACAACCTGCGAATACGGGCACTTGACTTCACCCATCCCCTTATCCCCAACAAAAAAATCGGGTGAACCGCCAAGCCAAGCCATCTCCGGATGGGGTATAAATCCCACCAGATTGACAGAAGACGCATCCTCAACGCACCTCTTGCTGTACTCAGCAACTGCCTCAGCCTCATGCTCCTCTCCCCAATGTGATGCAGGGTTTCCTTCAAATGGTTCTTCTAATCCCATGATTCTTCGCCAGAGTTGTTGGCGAGAACCCGGGCCGAGGCCAGCGGCCTGTCCGAAAGAGGAGGCTGTCAGCTTCCCCTCTCTGTCTTTGTGCCATTGCTCTGTTCGCTGGTGCGGGTTCATGCTTCTCCTTTGAACTGGAATGAATTCTTGTAATTGCTCGGCAAGATTTTCTTTGCGTCAGCTAAGAGCTTCTTTGGTATGGGCTTGCCATCCAGATCAATGAGTTGATCGATCAGGCTGTATGTCATCGGCAACACAGTCTTTATGATTGCGGCATCGACAGTGGCACGTGCCATCGCCCACTCTGATGGGTCTATATCTGGATATGTCACTCCAGACCTTTCGCCAGTGCCTTGCAGAACTCCTCCGCCACAGCCTTCTCCTCATCGGATAACAGAGCAAACTGTCCACGCAATGCCTCCTTGCTCTTGCACTCAGACAGTCTGCGCTTCAATTCATCTACCTGTTCAGCAGTCATCTTGGCCTTGATCTCTGGCTTAGCTGAGCCAGCCTTGGCCGCCTCTGCCTTGCGGTCATTGACGTACTTGTTGTCGTCGTACAGGCCAAGGTAGATGTCCGCAGAGAATCCCAGCATTGACAGAGCCTTGCCGATAGCATCTGTTAAAGATTTCTTGGGAGCCTCTTCGTCCGTGAAGTAGCCGTTCTTGTTCTTACCGACGAAAGTGGTTTGGCCGAAGTGTTCGACCGTCCCACTTCCGATATGGATCGGCACTCCCTCTCCGTTCTCTAAGAAGATTGGGTAGGTCAGATGGATGCGGACAAAGTGGATGGTTTCGTTGGCAACCGCAACCTTACGGATCTCTTGCTTTGTTAGCACACGCTCACCTTTGCTGTCGAGCGTCCACTCCTCGGAGATCTCTTCGGCAATGATGGGCGTACCTTGCATCAGCCCTTGCTCGACAATCTTGACAGACCAGAGGTGGCCCATTGGCCCCCAGAGTTCTGTCGCCTTGCGGATTTGGTAGGTGTGATTGATGGCCGTACCTGAGAAGCCACCGCCTCGGCTGAATGCCTTGACGTGCCGTGGGTCGGTTGTGCATGTGGCATTCCACACATTCAAGAAGCTGCTGTTGTTTACTGCGTCTGACATTTGGTTCCTTTCGTTGACAATGTGTAAAGCATTTACCTTTTAAGGTAGGCAAAGTATACATGATTTGCCGAAGATTATACAGTGATTTGACGAATTTGTAGGTAAAGACCAACTAAACCAAATGGGTAATGGTTTACCCCGCTTGCATTTTGTTTCGCAATGTACGACACTCTCGTCCGCAGGGTAGGTTCTTGGTCGCTCCGAGGACTGAAAGCACTGGTAGTTTTTTCCTTTCGACCAGTGTTCCCTGCCCCTTCGGGGTTTCAAAAGAAAGGCGGGAAAGGACTCCATGTTCAGTTATCAATTTCATATCAGGGACTACCTGACGAAGACAAGGCATCTCAGCCTGACCGAAGACTTGGCGTACCGTCGATTGATGGACGTGTACTACACAGAAGAAAAACCACTGCCCAAACAGCCGGAAGACTGCGCTCGACTGATTGCGATGCGTGAGTATTCGGATGATGTTGGCCGTGTGTTGCAGGAGTTCTTCATCCAGTCGGATGATGGGTGGAGGAACGACCGATGCGACTACGAGATTGAGAAGTACCACGGCAAAGCAGAGTCAGCCAGACGTGCGAACAAAGCCAAGATAGAAAAGAAAACTCTGAAATCAGAACTGAAATCAGAACCGTCTCAGGACGCAACCCATAAACCCAAGAAC